CCAACAAACACTGGCAACCGGTGGTAAAGCTATTGTTCTTTCAACACCCAACGGAATAGGTAATTTTTTCCATAAAACTTGGGTAAAAGCAGAGGATGGAACAAATACGTTTAACACGATTAGGCTCCACTGGTCAGTACACCCTGAAAGAAATCAAACTTGGAGAGACGAGCAAAATGAGCTATTAGGCCCAAAGTTAGCAGCACAGGAATGTGATTGCGATTTTATTAGTTCTGGTAATGCTGTAGTTGATGGAAGTATAATTGAATGGTATAAGACTTCCTATATAGAAGATCCTAAAGAACAAAGAGGTTTTGATGGAAATTATTGGATATGGGAATCTTGTGACTATAGTAAAAATTATATAGTTGTTGCTGATGTTGCTAGAGGTGATGGAAGCGATTACTCTACTTTTCACGTGATAGACGTAGAATCAATTACCCAAGTTGCAGAATATAGAGGCCAGTTAACACCAAAAGATTTTGGAAACATGTTAGTTGGCGTAGCAACAGAATACAATGATGCTTTATTAGTTATTGAAAATGCTAGTGTAGGGTTTGGATCGATCCAAAGTGCAATTGATAGAGGTTATAAAAATCTATATTACACATTTAGAAATGAAGGGGTCACAGACGCCACAACTCAACTAACTAAAGGCTATGACTTAAAAGATAAAAGCCAAATGACGCCAGGTTTTACAACTTCTGCAAAGACCAGACCACTTTTAATTTCCAAGCTTGATATTTATTTAAGAGAAAAAGGGTGCATAATCAAGTCTAATAGATTATTAGAAGAGCTTAGAGTTTTTGTTTGGAATGGAAGCAAAGCAGAAGCTCAAAGAGGCTATAACGATGACTTGGTAATGGCATTTAGCATAGGAATGTGGGTAAGAGATACGGCACTAAAATTAAAACAACAAGGTATAGAGCTAGATAAATTAGCAATAAGTAAAATTGCAAAAGGATCTGGTGGAATATACACAAATACAGGTTTAAATAGTAACCCATGGCAACATAAAGTTGGTGGTAAGGACGAAGATTTAACCTGGCTAATTAAATAGGTTATGGAGTAAAAAATTATGGCAGACAAAACATTTTTTGGAAGATTAAAAAACGCGTTTTCAACATCAACAGTCGTTAGAAAGGTTGGAGATAATAAGTTAAAGGTAGTTGATCCGTCAAGGCTTCAATCTTCCGGTAATTTAGCATCTAACTCTTTAGTTGATAGATTTAATAGGATACATACAAGCGGGGCAACTAATAGTGTATATAATCCTAATAATGCATTTGCCCAAATGAGATTAGAATTATTTTCAGAATACGAATCTATGGATAGCGATTCAATAATCTCATCAGCATTAGATATATATTCAGACGAATCAACGATAAAGAATGAATTTGGAGACGTTTTAAAAATATCAACAGGCAAAGAAGAAATAAAAGAAATATTAAATAATTTATTTTATGATGTACTAAATATTGAGTTTAACCTTTGGCCATGGATAAGAAATATGGTTAAATATGGAGACTTCTACCTAAAAATGGATATTTTAGAAAAAGTTGGTGTAACTGGTGTACAACCAATATCTGTATATGAAGTTGTTAGAGAAGAAGGAACAGATCCATCAAAACCTGAATATGTTAGGTTTATGCATGACCCTTCATTTGGTGGATCAACAAATTACCATAAAGCTGGCGGCTCAAAAACATATTTCGAAAATTACGAAATAGCCCATTTTAGAATGCTTAGCGATACAAATTTCTTGCCATATGGAAAATCTGTTTTAGAAGGTGGTAGAAAAACTTGGAAACAGTTAACTCTAATGGAAGATGCAATGATGATTCATCGTATTATGAGAGCCCCGTCAAAAAGGGTTTTTAATATTGACATTGGTAATATTCCTCCATCAGAAGTTGACAATTATATGCAACAAGTAATAAGTAGAATGAAGAAAACCCCATATGTAGACCAAAATACTGGAGACTATAACCTTAAATTTAATCTCCAAAACATGCTTGAAGATTTTTATTTACCTACAAGAGGCGGAAATAGTGGAACAGGAATAGAAGATCTTGGTGGATTAGAATGGACAGGAACTGACGATATAGAATATCTTAAAAATAGAATGATGGCTGCCTTAAGAGTACCAAAGTCTTTCTTAGGTTACGAAGAAGCAGTTGATGGAAAAGCAACCCTTGCTGCATTAGATGTTAGATTTGCACGAACAATCGAAAGAATACAAAGAATTGCAACATCAGAACTAACAAAAATAGCTCTTGTACACTTATATACTCAAGGATATACTGATGAAGACTTGGTTGATTTTAAACTAGAACTCACAAACCCATCAACAATATATGAACAAGAAAAAATTGAGTTATGGTCATCTAAAAATAGATTAGCAGACGATATGAAATCAGGCCAAATGTTATCTGAAGATTGGGTATACGATAAAATATTTGGTATGTCTAAAGAAGAGGTCAATCTTGAGAGAGAAAAAGTTGTTGAAGATAGTATACAAAAGTTCAGAAGAGATAAAATAGAATCTGAAGGAATAGATCCAGCAAAAGAATCAACAATTGCCGAAGAAGCTAAGGAAAAAAATAAAAGAGACAGGCTCAGAGCATCAGGAGATACGAGAAAAACTAGAGGCGGAAAAATTGACGCAGACGTAGGAAGACCTGTTGAAGGTGATTATTATGGTACAGATAACGGTGTACGTGGAAGAGATCCACTTGGCAATGAAACAATGAAAAGAGACGTTAAAAATAGAGATAGAGGAATTAAGCGAAAGTATAAAGGCGGAAACCCGTTAGCAAAAGAAATTGCAAATTCTATAGATTTATTTAAAAATAAGCGATCTATACTAAAAGAAAAGGCTGATATGTTAGATGAGTCTAATTTAATAGATAAAGACTTAACATAACAGAAATTTTAATATATTTATATATGAATATAAGTATGTACTGAAAAGGGAGACTTTTTGTGGCAAGAAATATAAAACATTCTAAGGTAAAAAATACTGGAGTGTTATTTGAACTATTAGTTAGACAAATAACAACAGATACCTTAAACGGGGCTGAAATATCTCCAGCATTAAAAATAGTAAAAGAGTATTTTGGAAAAAAGTCTACTCTAAAAAAAGAATTAGATTTATATAACTCTTTAATACGAGAAAAATTTATTGCAGGCAAAAAGGCTGAAAAGTTTTTAGATGTTGTCATGTCAGAAAGAGCAAAATTATCTCAGTCAGTATTGAAAAGACAAAAATACAATTTAATAAAAGAAATAGGAAAAGAGTATAAATTAGAGTCGTTTTTTAAAACAAAAATAAACAACTATAAAATTAATGCTTCTATTTACCAATTATTTGAATCTATTGGATCCTCTAAGGTAAACGACCCTAAAAATATTATAACGTGCAGAGAAACTATTATTGAACACATAGGATCAACTGCTCCAAAATCTACACAAGAAAGAGTAATTAAAGAATATTCTAAACAAGATAAGTCCATGCGACTATTAAGTTATAGGGTTCTTTTAGAAAAATTTAACGAAACATATGGAAAAACTTTAAATACTCCTCAAAAAACATTACTTAAAAAATATATAAGCGGCCAAAGCGAAAAACTAACAGAACATATAAATTTAGAAGCAAAAAAATCTTCTGTTAAAATTAATGGTTTTGCAAATAAAATAAACAATAAGATAACTTCAATTAAATTAAAAGAAGTGTCAAATCAACTAAAAAGGGTTGAAAAAGCAAGTATAATATCAGAGTCATATTTAATAACTATGATGAATGTTTACGAACTTTTAGAGGAATTAAAAAAATGTCAATAAGTAAAAAATTAAAAGAAATAATTGACGAAATACTTTGCGAAGATTGTGAAGGGGTAGAAGAGGAAATAGAAGAAGTTTCTACAACGTCTGGCGTACCAGGTTATCAAACGCCGTATGCATTTTCAGATGACGACGAAAAATCAAAATCTAGGCGAAATAAAAACGCAACAAATAGTACTGGATACAAAGTTGTTGGTGAAATATACGATCAAAATTACAAATTGTTTAAGAAAGATGAAACAAAAAATTCTAAACAAAAAGTAAACGGAGCCATAAAGGAAATAAATAAACGTTTATTTGAAATAGAAAGAATAATAAATAGGACAAACAAGTTAAAAAAAGAGGCTGGTGTAGCAAGTGGCAATTATTGGAAATCTACAGGACCAAGAATAAATAAGATAGCTGAAAGATTATTAACTGTTTCTAGAAAATTAAGAGAAATAGCAGGGTAAATATGGAAAAACAATTAACTTGGCAGCAGTTTAGAAATGATATTAAAAATAAAACTTTTATGCATGAGGGAAAAAACGTTAAAGGATGGGATTTGCCTATGAATAAGCAAACCAGAATGTACTCAGATTTAATGAGCAAAATAGCTACAACCTCAGCATATATAAATAGCGGGATAAAAAATGTCTAAAACATTATTGATAGATTACACTCCATTTGAGGTCAGCCCACAGATGATAAACGAGTCTGAAAAGAAAAATAACGGTAGAGTTATCGTTACAGGTTGTCTACAAAGAGCAGATGCAAAAAATCAAAATGGAAGAACATATCCTAAAAATATTTTAATGCGTGAAGTAAAAAACTATACAAATGTTCAAATTAAAGAAAGAAGAGCACTTGGAGAATTAGACCACCCAGAAAGTTCAGTTGTAAACCTACAAAATGTTTCTCATAACGTAACTGAAGTATGGTGGAAAGGCGATGATGTAATGGGAAAAGTAGAAATACTCGGAACTCCAGCTGGAAACATACTAAAAGAATTACTTAAGAGCGGAATAAAATTAGGTATTAGTAGTAGAGGATTAGGAAGCGTTGAAGAAATAAACGAAAATCCAGGAACCGTTCAAGTAAAAGATGACTTTGAGCTTATATGTTGGGACTTTGTATCGAACCCATCTACTCACGGAGCATTTATGAAACCGTCAACAATGAACGAAAGTATAGATAAATCAACAATAAAGGAAAATAAATACACCAGAGTTAATGGACTAATATCCGATATTCTTTGTGAAATGACTGGAAAATGTGAAATACCTAGTCATAAAAAAAATCCTTGCGGATGTGGAGATAAATAATGAATGAATTTGTAACAGAAGGCCTAACTAATTTTGGACCGTTTGGAAAATACAACCAGGTG